CATCCTAAGAAAAGCCATATTGTTGTGGTAAAAGATGGTGATAAGGTTAAGACTATTCGTTTTGGTGAGCAAGGTGCATCAACAGCTGGTGATCCTAAAAAAGGTGAATCAGATAAAATGAAAGCTAAAAGAAAATCGTTTAAAGCTCGTCACGCTAAGAACATAGCTAAGGGTAAAACTTCAGCAGCCTATTGGGCAGACAAGGTGAAATGGTAATGGCTAGACAACCGTCAACAACAAACGATAGACTTCAGAGGATCGAAGATAAGGTAGATAAGCTTGCAGAGGCAATGATCTCTGTGGCTCGTGCTGAAGAAAAAATAGGCACACTTATGAACGATCACGAAAAGATGCATGAACGATTAAACCGTTTCAGTGCTAAGTTAGATGATGTACAAAGGACCGTGGATGAAAATGCACGCACGGTATCAATTATAAATAAATTATTCTGGGCCGTAATAACAGCAATCGCAATTGGCTTGGCCAGTCAATTCATGTTAGGAGCATAACAATGAGAACCGAAGATATTAAAAAAATGGGCCAAGCGTATTTGCAGGTCCTAGAGAAAGCACAAAAAGAAGCAATGGATCCAGTTGATCCAAAAGAGCTTAAAGGTAAGCATAAAGATCGTAAAGACAAAGACATCGACAATGACGGTGATGTAGATTCAACTGACAAATATCTACATAAGCGTCGTAAGGCTGTCAGCAAAGCTATTAAGAAAGATGCCGAAGCTGATAACGATACTGAGGTACAAACTCAGGAGAACGCAAAAGAGGCATACGAAAAAGATCCTAAGGCTCGTAAGGCTAAAAAAGAAGAAGATGACATTGAAGACGATGACGATGAAGACGATGACGATGATGAAGAAGAAAACGGTAAAAAGAAAAAGAAAGAGCCTGTAGACGAAATTTCTAAAGGTTTAGCCGGTCGTTATATTAAGAAAGCAAATATCAATACAGCAGATGCTGCTGATCAAAATGCTTCAAAGGGTAGAGCTGATAAATCTAGTATTGGTAAGGTTCTGAAAAGAATTAAAGGCGTATCTACAGCTGCAGATAAACTCACAGGTAAAGCTAAAGTTCCTGCAAAAGAATCCGTTGAGATTGATGAAGCTGCTACTGCTCAAACGAAGCCAGATGAAAAAACCCGTGATACATATGAGAAGCAACTTTCTACTCGCAAGGGTGAGAAGGATTTTGTTGACCAACATAAGTCCGAGGTTCCTGCTACTGCAGATGAGCCAAAGATTGATGCAATAAACTTCAAAACTTTCAAGGATATGACTAAGAAGAGTCCTGCGCGTTCTGCAGATCAAACTAAAGGTGATACCAATATCATCCCAAGCGCGACACCAGTAAAAGGACAATAAGATAATGAAATCTTTTTTTGAACTTAGGGAAGCTCTTTCTCATATCAATGAAGCAGTTGAGCTTGGTGAAGGAACTTGGGCTCTTCCAAAATCACCAAAGGCACAACAGGCTTTAAAGACACTTATGTCTAAACCAATCAAATTTGGTAAAGATGGAAAAGAAGCTCAGCAAAAATTTTGGAATATTCTTGGTGATGATGATTTGATGGACAAGATTTATGCTGCTGGTAAAAAAGATCCAAATGGTGATGCTCGTCCAGTTATACAGAAATGGATGGACAAAGAATTAATAGATGGATGGAAACAATATCACCCAAAACATTTTAAAAAATAATTAATGAACTGAAAGGATGATTTATTATGGCTTTGAAACCACCAGCATTTAAAAAAAACGCAGTGCCATCTCCTCGGGGGTGGCACGACCCGCGAACGTTTGAGCTTCTTGTAGCAAAGAAGCTTAAGCAAGAAGATATCGATGAGTACAACGGTGTTGGAAATTTAAAATCTTTAGTAGGAGCTCCAGCAGTTCTTCCACTAGAGAAGATGAGTCGAGATGAACTTATTAAACTAGCAGATGAACACGGTATTGATTATCTGCCAAGAACGCGTAATGCAACTTTGATAAGTAGATTACAAAAGGTTATGTAATATAAAGGTTCTATAGTATGGTCTCGGATGACGATGATGAATTTCTTGAAGAAGATTTAGTTAAATTTGCTATTAAACGATACTATAACCCAAAGGGTATAGATATAGACGAATTTTATGACGATCTGAAAAGAGTTAAATACGTTAAGAGATTACTGAATCGTTATCTAGACCATGGTAGGCTTACTGAACGATTGATTCTGAATCATTTGATAGTTATATTCAATGTGTTTGGTTATTACGGAGGTCTTAAGATTCTCCAGGTGAAGTTAGAGGATAAGCATTGGCCAGTACTTAAGCCGTTCTTGATTTATCTAAAAGCAATTCGTAATGATCAATTCACAGGTATAGAAATGGACCAAACGGTCGTAGAAAGGTTAAGAGAGATATAGATGGGATTACTTAAATCGGCAGGTGATTTTGTTTACACCATCAGATTTCTCACACTTCTCGTGACTCCATTCGAGAAATCTGCTGCATATAAAGCAGGCATCATCGATGAAAAAGGAAATAAAAATAAAAATTATGATATGAATACAGTGGCTAATAGAGAAGCCTATCGTGATTCATATACATCTTTTCATAGACTAGTATTTAATATCAAAAAACTTATGGCAAAAGTACCAGGTGGCAGTTCACGTATTGCTAGCTATGCCGCTGCATTATATCTGATCAAAGAAAAATATGATATATCAGATAAAAAGATTGAAAAAGCTTTAAGAGAGTGCGGCATTGATACGCTTGACTTTATGGCAGAAAATACACAATGGTTTGTTTTAGAAGATGGTAGACTTTCACCAGGCGTATATAAAGTAACTAATGATAAAGTTCTAAATGATACGTTTGAAGAGGTAGTACAAGAGAATCATAAAATTCGTATACTTGATGACTGCTATCCAGTTGGTGATATGTTCGGATTAAATGTTTATGAGGCTATTCATATAAATACAAATAAGAAGATATACGTAACAGCATCGGAACTTATGCGATGAAAGAAGAAATGACCACTACGGCTTCTGCTGGCATTCCACAGGATACTAAGAATATGGGTCCTAGGTTTAGAGCAACTGATGTTACAGATAGAAGATATAGTAAGAAAAAGGCTCCTGTTTTATTAAGAAGATTTCGTGAATATCTTAGGAATGATAATGATAAGGGCAAAACAAAAGCGAAATAAGGATTGGGAAAAAGGGACAGAGTATATCTACGTTAACGGATGTAGTAATACCGAAGGTACAGACCTAGCTCTCCCGAATGATTATGACGCCTATCCATTTATATTAGCAGATCTTCTTGGTTCAAATGTAATTTCATCAGCATCATGCGGATCATCTAATCATAGAATTTGTAGATCTACTATAGATTTTTTATGCGACATCGACGTATTGCCTGAAATTGTTGTTATACAATGGACAGGTACCGATAGATTCGAAACTCCCTATAATTTTGATATGATCGAGAATGATAATAGTTACGAGGGATGGAAACAGCACCTCCCATATAGCTCGGTCCAAACAAATAGAAATTTCTTAAACATTCACTATAGAGGATTCTATAGGTCAAACTTCTATTCTACTAAAGACCAAATGAAAAAAAACTGGGAGGGAATGGATCCTGAGATAGAGACCAAAAGAGAAACTGCTTGGGCAACCCAGATGTTATCTTTAGATGCTTATATAAAATCTTTAGGTATAAAAAAAGTAATTCATTTCCCATTCACCAAAGTATGGACATACGATACAAATCCTGTCTTACAAGCTGCATTCGATACGATAGATTGTCCAATGGAACAAAAAGATACTGGAATGCGTTGGCCTCTCAGAGATCATGGATATAAACCCTGCGGAGATATTATACCTGGTTTAAATGAGCGTGATGGTCATTATATGGCAGATGCCCATTATCAAATAGCCCTTTGGTTATATGATTATCTAAAATACGGAACAACTATAAAAATTAAAACAGCTGATGAATACCTTGATGATAGAGAGATGAATCATTATAAGTTAGGGAGATAGGCGTGATAAAGGCTAAAAGGGTATTATCCAAAGACTGGGATAATTCTGCTGGTTACATATATGTAAATGGTTGTAGTCATACGGCTGGCACGTGGTTGGCTCTTCCTAACATGTATGATTCATATGCGTTTGGTCTGGGTGAGCTTTTAGGATTAAATATTGTGTCGTCAGCTTCAGCATCCTCATCAAATCAAAGAATTTATCGGTCTACTATAGATTTTTTCTCTGATGCTAAAGTAATGCCAGAAATAGCAGTTATCCAATGGACTGGTATAGACAGATTTGAAACCCCAAATAATTTAGAAGCATTACAATCATCATTTCATATGAGTACAAAATTTAATTATGTTGATGATCATCATGAAGGATGGTATCAACATCTTCCTGCCTCAGTATTTGATAAGCGTAGAACTAAGTTAAACATACCTTTTCGCAAATTTTATCGGGAAGCTATTTATCCAGATTACTTTCAACTTGGCAGAGATATATCAAATACGAGAGATAAATTGGAAGCAGCAAATGCTGCACAAATTTTAGGATTAGATGCTTATTTAAAAAGTTTAGGCGTTAGAGTAATACACCTGATTTGGGAGGGATTTAGTAGGAATGAAATAAATTCTACCCTTCAAGCTATGTTAGATACTGTAGAAATCCCTATGGATGATCCATATGAAGCATTAGCTAGCGTAATTCATACTCATGGATATCAAGTTTGTAAAGAAGTTTCAGAAAGAAATCAACTTCCAGATAACCACTATATGGCAGATGCCCATCACCAAATCGCTACTTGGTTATATGCTTATATACAATATGGAACAAAAATAGAATTATCAAAAGAATATATTGATGAAAGAGATCCTATTGGCAAATTGGGTAGCTTAAGATCTTTAGATACGGAAGATAGAATAACTCATTACGATCTCGGTAAATGATAAATAGGCGAGAAGAGGAGAATCGTATGATTAAAATCTATCTATTCCTCGTAGTCCTAGGATTACTCGGTGGCGTTGGATATGGTGGCTATGCTTACTATCAAGACACCCAAGAGAGGCTGCAGCAATATGCAGAGAATCAAGCTAGGCTTGAGGAAGCAGTAAAAACAAGCGAAGCTACCATCGAAAAGATGGCTGGCGATTTTAAAAGGCAAATGGAATTAAATAGCCAATTGCAATCTAATCTACAAAAAGCAACAGCACAACAGGATAAGTTAAGGCGGACACTTACGAAACATAATCTGACGAAGATGGCGCTAACAGATCCTGAAGACCTAGAGCGAAGGATGAACAATGCAACTGAAAAAGTCTGGGCTCGTATTGAGTCTATTACTGGTAACTCTAACCGTAGCAGCGTGCTCGAGCAGAAAGCCAGTGGAGAAAATAGTAACAAAGACGGAGTATCAGGAAAAGATGATCGAGCAAGCAGCTCCGATCAAACCAATAAGCCTGAATGACGTTCAAGTCTATGTTGTAAGTGAAAAAAATCTAGATCAATTCTTAGCTAAAATGGTTGAGCAAGATGGTCAACTTGCAATTATAGCATTGACTGTGCGTGGATATGAAAATCTGTCTTTAAATGTATCAGAACTTGAAAGGTATATCCGCCAACAAAAAGAAGTTATTGTGTATTATGAAGAAGCTATAAAACCTAATGACACAGCCCCTACAAAATAGGGTTTACAAATTCTTATACACCATATATAATACACTAATCAAAAAAAGTTATCTAATGTAGAGAGGCGGACGAGTTGCATATACAAGTTGATCCTAGGCGTGATAGCCTATTGAAAGAATACGCTGTTGGGATGTTAAAAGACTTCTATATGAGAGACAATGAAAAATCTCCGCAAGAAGCATTTGGACGAGCATCAGAAGCTTGGTCTACGTTCAAAGGAGAATTAGATGTTGAGCTCGCTGGACGTCTTTACGATTATGTTAGTAATAAGTGGTTTATGTTTGCTTCGCCAGTCTTATCGAACGCTCCGAATGGAGTGGCCAATGACAAAGGGCTTCCGATCTCGTGTTTTCTGACCTATGTTCCAGATACGCTAGAAGGATTGATTAGTCATAGCAGTGAGCTACGATGGCTTAGTGTTCTCGGCGGGGGTGTTGGCGGACATTGGTCTTCTGTTAGATCTGTGTCTGATAAAGCTCCAGGCCCTATCCCTTTCCTCCATACAGTAGATGCAGATATGATTGCTTACCGTCAAGGTAAGACTCGTAAAGGCTCATATGCTGCCTATATGGATATCAGCCATCCTGACATCGTAGAGTTTATGAACATTCGTATTCCTACAGGTGATGTCCAGAGGAAAGCTCTTAATCTCCATAATGCAATCAATATTAGTGATGAATTTATGGAATGTGTTAAGAGTGACAGTGATTTCAATCTTAGAGATCCTGCTTCTGGTGAAGTAGTCGACACTGTTCGAGCAAGAAAAGTTTGGGAACGTATATTAGAAGTTCGTTTCCGTACTGGTGAGCCATACTTGAACTTTATCGACACGGCAAATAAACATTTACCACAACCACTCAAAGACTTAGGTCTCAAAATACATGGCTCAAATTTATGTAATGAAATTCACCTACCAACTAGTGATGACCGTACAGCGGTCTGTTGTTTATCGTCTCTGAATCTAGAATATTATGACGAATGGAAAAATACAACCATCGTCGAAGATCTTATTACTATGCTGGATAATGTGTTGGAGTATTTTATCGAAAACGCACCAGACTCAATAGCAAGAGCAAGATATTCTGCAGAAAGAGAACGATCTATTGGTTTAGGTGCGATGGGCTTCCATTCACTACTACAACGACATGGTGTAGCATGGGAGTCTGAACAAGCAAGGGAAATGAATAATGTCGTGTTTTCAACCATCAAATCAAGGGCCTTGGCCCAGACTCAAGAGCTTGCAAGACTACGTGGAGCTTATCTTGACGGCCCAGACTCTGGTGTTCGTAATGCCCATCTTCTTGCTATTGCACCTAATGCGAGCTCTGGCGTGGTTCTTTCTACCTCGCCCAGTATCGAACCGAGCAAGGCAAATGCATATACCCACAGAACGAGAGCAGGATCTTTCTTAGTTAAGAATAGGTATCTTGAAGAGTTGCTTGAGTTTAAGGGAGAAAATAATGAATCGAATTGGACGTCTATTATTACAAACAAAGGTTCCGTACAACACTTACCGTTCCTCACAGAAGGTGAGAAGGCCGTATTCAAAACGGCTGATGAGCTTGACCAACATTGGGTTATTAAACACGCAGCAGATAGACAGCAATATATCTGTCAAGGACAGTCTGTTAATGTCTTCTTCCCGTCTGGTGCCAAGAAATCCTACGTCAATTCCGTCCACCTCATGGCTTATACCTCTGGGCTTAAGGGATTATACTACCTTAGAACAGAAGCTAAATCCAGGGCTGAGAATGTATCCGAAAAGGTGGAGCGCGTCGCACTTCAGGACGATACTCGAACGCTCATATATGGGAAGGACGATTGCCCATATTGTGCTAGGGCTAAAGAAGAACTTTCCCTCCGTGGAATACCTTTTGACTACATCAACCTTACGGAGTTGGGAAAAACTGCCGCGGAAGTCACGGGGCGTAAGGAAGCTAAAACCGTCCCACAGATATACATAGAAGGTAAATACGTCGGTGGCTATGATCAGCTCATGGCCTATTTAAATCAACCAATTACATTGGAGGAAGGGGATGAGTGCCTTGCCTGCGAAGGTTAATTCAGACTGGTCAGACGATAGAGCCGAATGCGATTTCGGCTGGCATCAACAAAAAACTAAAGAGGAAAAGAATGTCACTACTACAGGTAAGCAAAACGTACAAGCCATTTCTATACCCATGGGCAGTGGAGATGGTGAAGAAGCATGAGGAAATCCACTGGATAGAAGACGAAGCTGAATTATCAGAAGACGTCCAAGACTGGAAGACTAAGCTTACCGCCGAAGAGAAAGAATTCATTACTCAAGTGTTACGACTGTTCACACAATCTGATGTTCAGGTTGGTGAGAATTATCATGAGCTATTGATACCTAAATTTAAAAATAATGAAATCCGTAATATGCTATCATCTTTTGCATCACGTGAAGGTGTACACCAGCGGGCGTACGCGCTTCTGAATGATACACTTGGTTTACCGGATGAAGAGTACCATGCCTTCCTAGAGTATAAGGAAATGGCTGATAAGATAGAATTCATGTCAAAGGGTAACATCAGTAATCATACTGGTCTTGCATTAGCATTAGCACAATCAGTATTCAACGAAGGTATGTCACTCTTTGCCTCGTTTGTTATGTTGCTGAACTTCCAAAGGTTTGGTAAGATGAAAGGTATGGGCACGATCGTTGAATGGTCTATCCGTGACGAGACATTACACGTACAGGGTAACGCTAAACTATTCCGTGAGTTCTGTGAAGAGCATCCACGGATTGTTAATGATGAACTTAAATCACAGATCTATGAAATGTCAAAGCAAGCAGTAAAGCTTGAGGACAAATTCGTAGAACTAGCATTTAAGAACAATGATGTTCAAGGTATTACTAAGGACGAGGTTAAGTCATATATTCGATATGTGGCAGATCGTAGACTTCTACAGCTTGGACTAAAGACTAAATTCAAACAAAAGGATAATCCATTACCTTGGCTTGATTGGGTATTAAATGGTGCATCTCACGATAATTTCTTTGAAAAGCGTGTCACAGAATATTCTGTTAATGGCATGGAAGGTGATTGGGGCTGGGAGGAACAAGCTGCATGACCAAATGCACCTATGTAATAGAATGTGATATGTGTGGTGAAGAAACTTATGTGATCGCAGAGGAGAGTGGCCTTCCAACTCTCTTCTGCCCACTGTGTGGAACTGAAGGCCCATCAGCACAAATAGATGGTGACGAAGAAGAATAAATAAATCTTGTAATAATTATAGGATTTGTTTATGTGGTACTTTGAAGAAAAAGAATATAACCCGACCGAAGAAGAGTTAAAATCTTGGGTCGGGTTTGTTTATATTATAACCGATAAGTCAACTGGTATGATGTATATCGGAAAGAAGTTATTCTGGTCAAGAAAGACTTTACCTCCTCTTAAAGGCAAGAAACAAAAACGTCGTAAGACTGTACCATCAGATTGGCAGACTTATTATGGCTCATCTGATACTGTAAAACAACTACTATTCGAGCATGGTCCAGAAAACTTTTATAGAGAAATACTATATTTCTGTAAGTCAAAAGGTGAGATGGGGTACCTTGAAGCTAAAGAACAATTTGATAGAAATGTTTTACTTGATGACCGTTACTACAACGGTATTATAAACTGCCGAATACACAGGGCCCACGTACAATCTTTGAAAAAAAATTAAAAAAAGTGCAAAAAAAGTGCATTTAGGGGGTTTACAAATCAATTGAAAAGTATTATATTAGTAGTATGATAAAAAAGGAACTACTAATGAAGAAATATAAGCTATATCAAATCCGCCTTACCGATCAAGAGGCTGATATGGTTAACGATCTAGGTCATGGCTCAGTGCCTAAGCAAGTAGCTAAGCTTGACATGCAATTTGCTGAAAATAAGCATGAGCTTGCAACAGAAGCTTTCGATGCTGGTTACTACACGCATGTAGCTAATATTGAAGCTGCAAATCTAGATAATGCTTTCTTCATCGGCAACCACTGTCAAGAAGCTGGGATTGAACGCTTAGATATGATGGCTTCACCATCAGTAGGTGATATTTTCGTTGATCAGAATGACCGCTTCTATGTCATCGATCAGTTTGGCTTCACTTTAATGCCACAACCTTCAAATTTACCTACTTCAATAAAAGTTCCTACTTCACTCGCAGAGGCAAGATCATGACAGTATATCTTGATATGGATGGTGTTCTAGCTGACTTTTTTAGTGGGCTAGAAAAAAGGTTTGATACTGCCCATTGGAAAAATCTGATTAATATAGAGAGATATCTAGATACTCTAAAAAACACAGATTTCTTCTATACGCTCGAACCATTTAGACAAGAGAAAAACGGCGAACGAGTTAGCACCTCTTATAAGCTCGTTAAGTTCGTTAATAATCTGACAGATGGAGATTGGGGCATATGCTCGTCTCCGCTTCGAGGAGATCATTATAATTCTGCTTATTGGAAACGCAGATGGCTTGAGAAATATCAATGGGAACCACCGATATCTGAAAATATGATCTTCACTGCTAATAAGCACAAATATGCAGTATCTGCTATCACTGGAACGCCTAACATCTTAATTGACGATAAACCTAGTAACGTTGATAGATGGAATCAAGCTGGTGGTATCGGTATCAGATATCAAGCAAACGAAGATGATTTATATGAATATCTCTTTCCATTGCTAGAGGAGAAGTATAATGGACGCTGATTTTGTAAATTCTTTGCAAGGGCTTTCTTTTGATTCTTGTAAATCAGCTGCTATTGCAGAAATAGCTAACTATTTTCAACAAGTAGCCGAATCTAAGCAAAACACTGTTCGACAGAAAGCTAGATATAATAGGCTAGTATATGATGTTGAGTCTGCTCGTAGCAAAGACGAGGTTATTCGTATTTGTTATCAGTTAGTTCTTGCATCTGAAGGCCTTTTAACTCAAGGCTCTAAATGGAATAAATTTTATACAGAGATGTGATTTACAATGCGCTTCGTACATGATAAAATATCTCATAAGTATATTGTCTCTACAAATGGACTTGGATATACAGTGCGTCAATGGCAAGGTGGACCTGGTCAGAAACTAGAGATGAGTAATTACCAATTTAAAAACTTTTTAGAAACACTTAAAAGGAATGGATGGTATGAGCAATCAGCGAAGAGGTAGTCGTCACAGTGCAGCTATGAACGACAACGGTCATGAGCTGCGGAAGGTGATTAACTTCATGGAGCAAGCTGCAGAGGATTTAGAAAAGATGGGATATGAAGATCCTGCTTTCTATTTTCAACAAGTAGCCGATTGGTGCAGAGAAAATCCTCAAGGCTTAAATGCTAAACCCTCATTGGTGTTAGGTCTATGACAAAGCTTTATACTAAAGAACATGAATGGTTACAGCCTGAAGGTGACGACGTTTTCGTAGTTGGTATTACTCAATATGCTGTTGAGGCATTAGGTGATATCATATTCGTTGAAACGCCACTCGTTGGAACGTCTGGCGAGAAAGATGAAGACTGCGCAGTAGTAGAATCAGTGAAAGCTGCATCAGATGTGTATTGGCCGATCAGCGGTGAGATCGTTGATTTTAATCAAGCTATCCTTGATGATCCATCATTGGTGAATGCAGATCCAGAAGGCGAAGGTTGGTTTTATAAAATGAAAGCTACTGATATGAGTCAGCTAGAAGAATTAATGTCTGCTGATGAATATCAAGCTATGCTTAAAGAATAAATTGAATGATTTTAGATCTCTCGAATATACCTCAGCTTATCAAAGACAATAAAAGACATTTCTACGGCAATGTTGGAATAGTCAATGGTAATATAGAGGATATATTCGAGTGGATCGATCTTGTAAAACAAGGCGATGTTACTGCTAGACCTAATCTAAGAATGTATGAATTTCATAGATTAGAAGATTATGACTTTACATATTCATTTTTAAAATTACTTAAATACGAATTAGATAAAATTCCAGAAATGGGGCCAAGTCAAATCGTTGGATTTTTAGCTGATGGTGATGGCATAAGAGGCTATGGCTGGCACGATGATGCTATGCATTTAGTTGCATTTAATTTAATTGGTAATACTATATGGGATTTCGGAGATGGAGACACACAAGCGATGGCTCCAGGTGATATGATGTTTGTACCAAGAGGATTATATCACGAAGTTAAAGGCGATGGTGCTAGATTTTCAGTTAGCATATGTAGCCCTGCAAATTAAAAAAATTCAAAAAAAATGTATTTAAGGGGTTTACAAATCAATTGTAAAATGGTATTATAATCCTACAATCAACGAAGGAAATATATTATGGCACATGAAGTCGAAACGATGGCTTATGCTGGTGAACTGCCATGGCACGGCCTTGGTACTGAAGTTAGCAATGATCTTACCCCTGCGCAAATGATGCAAAAAGCTGGAGTAGACTGGAAGGTTAAAGAGCTTGAGTCATTTGTAGAGTTTAATGGTGAGCGTATGCTTACTGGTCAGAAATCACTCGTACGTGAGACCGATGGCAAGATCCTTACTAATGTCGGTGAAAATTGGCATCCTGTGCAAAACGAACAAGCATTTGATTTCTTCAACGATTATGTTATGGCTGGTGATATGGAAATGCATACCGCTGGTTCATTACGTGGTGGCCAATATGTATGGGCACTAGCTAAAGTTAAAGAATCGTTTGATCTCTTCGATGGTGATCAAGTAGATTCGTATATGCTGTTCTCTAATCCTCATGTGTATGGCAAAACTATTGACGTTCGGTTTACACCAATACGCGTAGTTTGCAATAACACTTTAACGTTTGCTCTTGGTTCTCAAGCAGCACGTACTGTTAAAGTTGGCCATCGCACTGCGTTTGATGCTGAGTCAGTTAAAACTACGCTCGGTATTGCTAGCGAGAAATTTGCCAAATATAAAGAAATGGCACAGTTCCTCGGTGAAAAGCGTTATTCGATCGATGGCTTAATCCAATATTATAATGAGGTATTTCCTAACACCTCTAGAACTAATATAAATAATAATGTGAAAAGTCTCGAAGATCTTTCTCGTAACGCATTACTTTGCCACGATGTGTTAGAGTCACAACCTGGCGCAGAATTTGCCGAAGGAACTTGGTGGCAAGCATTTAACAGCGTAACTTATGTTACCGATCATATACAAGGTCGTAATGCTGATAATCGTCTGCATAGTCAATGGTTTGGTCAAAACCAACTTCGCAAAATCAAAGCCGCCGAAAAGGCCGTGGAATTTGCCATGGCCTCATAGGAGGTAATAATGGATATACTAGGTCCTTTTTTTGTTATAGTCATGTTAGCATCTCCGGCTCAACCAGAGTCAATTTTATATTGGACAGAGTCTGAGACACAACATGACACACTAGAAGAATGTCAAGAGCATGGTGAATATTACAAAATTCCCATAGCAATTTCTGCAATATTAGACTGGAAAGCAGATCTTCCAGAAGATGCAGATGTAATCCCTATTGGGTGGAGATGTACCACACAAAAAGAAATTGACGAAGATCCTGATATGAAAAATAACAAAGGTATAGCTATCTAGTTTACATTTGATTTAATTTGTGGTAAGATTATAGGATCAAATAGGAGATATACATGGCTAGATCCGCAAATCTGCTTAAACGTAAACCTAAGAAAAAATCAGCAACTATTTCAAGTCGACGCCGGTTTGGTATTGCTGGTGCACCTGATACTGATAATTGGCATCAGTGGGAAGCTTATTTCCGTTTAGAAGTAGAACGTAAAGATCTTGCTGGTGTCGTTCGTAATTATATTCGCACTAATTATAAGGACGAGTCTAAGCTATTATTAGGTGCGCCTGAATATATGTACTATATGTTTGCACATATTCCGGCTGGTATCCTTTGGGCAGAACGTAATAAACCGTTTCCTGTCAAATATAACTACGAACGATCTATCACTAATTATATTGATAAACTTCGCGAAGAGTCTCTCAAAAAGAAGGCTCAAGCAGAAGATGACGATAACAAGAAAACTGTAGTTTCGCCTACTGAGCTTACGCAACGTAAGACTAATGGTTTTCTTGCAGAAGTCGACGCAGCGATAGATAACTATCCTGAAGAATATTCGTTATATAATGAGTTGACTAGAATTACAGCAGCACATGTTACTGCTAAACAGACATATGAGATGTTAGTACCAATACGTGACGAGGTTCAAGAACTAGTTAATCTTCCGAAGTCTCGTAAAAATCCTGATCAGCAACAGCTTGATGAGGGCTATTCACATCTAAAGCCAAAAGAGCGTAAAGCATATCTTGCATTTCTAAATGAAATGGTTAGCGATGCTGAACGTTATATGCAGAAGAAAAAAGCCTTACGTGTATCAAAGCCTAAGGTTAGATCTGCAGAGAAGCAAGTTGCAAAGGTTAGCTATCTCAAAGAGTCAGCTGAATATAAAGTTTCGTCTATCAATCCGATGATGATCGTAGGAGCTAAACGCTTGTTTACTTTCAATACTCGATATAGACAGCTTAGTGAATATGTCACTAATTCTGGCATGGGGTTTGAAGTTAGCGGCACTACTATTAAGAACATAGACATTGAGAATTCCTCTACCGTTATCGTCCGAAAGCCACTCGATCTTTTACCTATCGTCCTAGGTAAATCGCTTCGAGACGTACATAAGGCTATGGGTGAAATTAAAACTAAACGTACGGAGGCAACTGGACGAATCAATAAGGACACAATTATATTAAGGATTATGGATAAATGAACGAAGTTTTTCTCACTAAGTCATCATTTGCTAAGATGGTAGAAAAATATGCTAGAGACAAACAGACAAGCTACATGGATGCAGTGGTTGACCTTTGTGAGGAATTAAACATTGATCCAGAAGATATTGGACGTTATATATCCAATGTCATTAAAGAAAAGATTGAGGGTGAAGCTATGAAATTAAATTTACTCCCTCGTCAGAATATGCTCGAATTTGAATGAGCATAAATATATTAAGGGTATCAATTGCCCTTAATACATGGTAAAATACTATTTTATACAACGCAATATAAGGAAATAAAATGTCATTCGAAAATCTAAAACGCAACCGCGATCAAATCTCCAAACTTATACAAGCAGTCGAGTCTACCGAAGGTGGTGGTGAACAGAAGTCATCATATCAAGACGATCGTCTGTGGAAACCAGCACTAGACAAAGCAGGCAATGGCTATGCTGAAGTTCGATTCCTTCCTGCAGCTGAAGGTCAAGATCTTCCATGGGTTCGGTATTGGGATCATGGATTTAAAGGACCAAGCGGTCAATGGTATATTGAAAAGTCATTGACATCTATCGGCCAAACAGATCCGGTTGGTGAATTAAATTCTAAGCTATGGAATATGTCAGACAATGATAATTCGCCTACGCGCGAACAAGCACGCTATCAAAAGCGTCGTCTACATTATGTGTCTAATGTTCTCGTTATCTCTGATCCATCTAAGCCAGAAAACAACGGCAAAGTCTTTATGTACCAATATGGTAAAAAGATCTTTGATAAGATCATGGATATGATGCAACCTCAGTTCCAAGACGAATCACCTGTTAATCCATTTGATTTTTGGGAAGGTGCTAATTTCAAGATCAAAATCCGTAAGGTCGATGGTTGGGTAAACTATGATAAGTCTGAGTTTTCTAGCCCATCTGTACTTGGTGACGACGCTGAATTAGAAAAAATCTATGATCAACTCCATCCTATCGAAGAGTTTGTAGATCCTAAGATGTACAAATCTTACGATGAATTAAAGCAAAAGCTTGATCGTGTATTAGGTAACGAACAGCCAATGACAGTGCGTGAGCAGATTTCGTTGGGTGAAGAAACACCAACACCAGAGCCTATGCGTCCAGTAACAGCAGAGCAGATCTCTTCTAACGATGACGAAGAAGAAGATACGCTAAGCTATTTCGCTAAGATCGCTAACGGCGATTAATAAGCAGGTAAGTGGCCAACCCCATGATTAGTAGCAGAGGGTTGGCCACCCTTTCCTCCGCCTAAAACATTATTTGTAATATTGGTGTTACCGCTGTTAGTATCACCACCAACTGCTATAGTACTATGACCGGCTGCTGCTCTATTCGTATCGAGTTGAGATTGTTCTCTTTCTAATTGATTTTGTAATCGTTTAACTTCCATATTCAGATCTGCCACTCGTCTCGAATGACCTATAACATCAATAGTTTGAGAACCTTCTTTTATAGTTCGATCTATTTCTGCCTGGGTCCTCGATAACTGATCAGCAGTTGTTAGCGGTTTGGTAACTCTTGATTCTTCTTTCGATGCTTGCTCTACAGCTGCAGGAGTAGTAACTCTTGATTCTTCTTTCGATGCTTGCTTTACAGCTGCAGGAGTAGTAACTCTTGATTCTTCTTTCGGTGCTTGCTCTACAGCTGCAGAAGTTGCTGCACCAGTAAGTTTAAAGCTTCTAACTTTATCTGCAACAAAACCTGGGACCAAAGGCATTTTATCTAGTATCACCGCAATACCTTCAATAAATCCATTGATCAATCCATATACGGCTTGCTTGATAAGATCTGTAAAGCTGAACGTCTCTAAAAATTTGGAAGCATTTTCAAATCCGAATTTACCTAAGATCCATGAAACACCATCTTTAAGTAAATCTAATGGTGCACCAATTAAACTTCCTAGCAATCCATTTATTGCTCCAGCAATACCCCCTAAGAAACCCTCTTGTTCGAATCCTTTAATAGCACCTTTTACTGTATCCCATATGGACATGATGATAGTAAGGGGATAGAGCAAACGGCCGAATATTTTACCAACTGATCCCAGAACACCCATAAATTTCGAGCCTTCTTCTGCAAACGAAAAGGCATTCTTAACCATACCGAATACGCGACCAATTGGTCCTTCTGCAGAAAAGAACTTTCCAACAGAGGCAATAACACCTCTAATTGGTTCCATAAGTGTATCAGCAACCTTACCCATATCTGCAAGGGTATCAGCACTCATAAGAGGTCCGAGTAAAGCATTCATTACGGCTCTTACTGCTGCACCAAATTTACCGGCAAATGACGTAAAGTCTTCGAACTTTAGGACATCCGGAACAGCACCAGTTAATTGCTTACCGAAATTTATAAATCCTGCACTAAAGTTTATGAAAAAATTGTCTATGATCTTAAACAAGTTTAAAACAGGTTTGAACATTGTTCTTATAAGGTTAATTACCCTACCTAATATAGAAGTAGTTATTTCCCTAATTTTTGCTAGAGCTATATCTAATCTTAATATGCTCATAATGCCTTTGAGTAATTTAGTAAAGGCTCCTGATACTATGTTAAACAAGTTTTTTATAGATTCTAGTGCTCCGGCTACAAAACTAGTAGCTAAAGCCCCAATAGCACCGACGAGACCCATTAGCGCTAGACCAACGCTCCCGTCTTTTTTCTTCACTTCAGCCTGAGCTCTACCATCGACACTCGATTGTTGCTTACGAGAAGCCTCTCTCGATTGTTCGAGCAATAGTAGCTTATTCTGGTTACCCTGCTCCACAAGGGTTTTTAACATGCTGTTCTGATCCATTAGGACCTGTGTTACGTCATTTAGTGTTGCAGCTGCCATATTAGAACCCATTTTGTTGTTTTTTTATTCTTTCATTCTCTTCTTTAATCCACTCAACAAGCATAGTAACATAAATTTCTCTTTCCCACGGCATCAAATGGTCTATCTCAGTCAGGGAATAATTATGGTGTTGCATCAGATTAAAATTTGTCTGATAATGGTTCACCAAATTATCATGAGATAGACCTATGAGAAAAAATTCTCCATTCCTTGTACAACCAATTCATTTTTATGTCCACATGATTCACATGTGAAATCCACATCATGTTTTAATGACGGAATCTTTTCAATAACATCACGAATTTTACCAAATTGTTCTGTGTTCATCGATTCAATAAATTCATCGATCTCTTTTACACTTACCTCTTTTAAATCAATTCGTTCTTCTTCGGTCAGCACTGCTGCGATAGAACCACGAATTAAGGCAAAAAGATATTCGGCTTGAGATGTTCCAGTATTTTCACCTACGACCTTTTGTAGAACCTCAAAGTTTGGCCATTGTAATTCTACATAGATCTGATCAGATAGAGCAATCTTTTTCTCGATCTCTGGCACAACCATTTCAAGTCCATCCAGATCAATTGAATAAGGATTGCCGTGATCACACGCTTGACATTTGATTATGACATTCGAAGATTCGCCTACAGATTTTGCCCTTAGTTTAACAAACATATATTCGATGTCAAATGAAGTAAGTTTATCACCGTCCACATTTTCACAACATGCAGTGATTGTGTTTACAACTGCACGAAGTACGTCTTGCATGTTCTGTGATTCCGAGGCAAGAAGCATGACCTTTTCTTCTTTTACAAGGAATGGTCTATATCTAATCTCTTTCCCCGTTGAGGGCTGAATCATAGTATACTGTGGGTGTTCATTCAGTCTAGGTAGTGCCATGATATTATCATCCTCTTATTAAAATAGTCTTGAGGTAACAGCCCCAAGTCCAACCGTTGCAAGTCTTTCAAATTGAGAACTTGGTGATCCAGCATCACCTGTCCATTTCTTATATGACATACTTACTTGCATTTCAATTAACTGATTTGTCTGTCCATCTCCCAATTGTATTGCCTGAACTGAAGTGGGAAATGCATCGATGAGTGTACATGTATATATGGTCTTTGCACCCAATATTAAATCGAGATCGAACTCTCCTTGAGCAAGATCAAATGGTCCAACTTTAGGTAATCTATTTGTAATTTCTGGCGGTAACGCTGGTATGCCTAATGATCTATTGAAAATAGGAAACGATGCGCCTTTTTTTAGCTGTTGAATCTTAACTTGTTGTAAGTAGTCAGTAGCATATCCAATTTCACCTGTAGAAGGATTAACTGCTAGTTCTTGCCAGACTTCGAAATATTTCTTAGCGCCATAATCATTCATCAATCTGAATGTCATGGTTACATCGTCATATGCCTGATCGTATGCAATCTTTTGCGTTTGAACGCCTATACGTCTTAATTGGGTCATAACCTGTCTACCAGGCATAGTAACATTAGTACAAAGAACGTCTATTTCTCTAGAGCCAGTATCAAGGAAGCTGGTAGCAGATGATATAGAAGGTAACGTAACTCTAAACAGTGCGCCATGCGCAGGACCTTCTCTGCTAGATATAACGGATTTGATTGCATCCACATTTGTCATATCATATTCCTCGAATCTTTATAGACGTTTGCTGCTGACGATTTAGCCCATTGTGCCGTTGGAAGAAATGCTGCAATTTCCCATTCAGGTGATTGTACCTCTGCAAATCTACTTTTGACATGTTCAGTTAAATAGCGTTTATAACAGGGTTTAAAATATTTAAGTTTAGCCGATTGTCGTAGCATTTGATAGTTGATTCTAAATGCCGTATTTTCATCAAATTTCTTATCAGTTAAATTATCCATCAAACCATCTAGCATTTTTGCTCTAAGCGTTGGTGGCAAATAATGTAGATTCAATCCTATAAATCCTCCTGGCGCACGATCAACCATAACAATCAATGGAAACTTGTCGTAGTATGGTAATGTTGCTTTATATTTTGGATCATAATAAAACATGTACATATTTCCAATAAGACCTTTGGCCTTGACATCGAGTATGTCTTCGCTCATAAGGTCATCTCGATTAATACCTCTTAATTGCGCAGCTTTTTTCCTGAACCAATTACGAGACTCTTGAGTCCGTGCTTGGATTCCGTTTCGAAAAGCTTCTAGCTCGAGTGTTTGAAATATATTGCTCATAATTCTTATTTATGCTTTTTTCTGTAAGGTTTTAAACGCTTAGTTGATTTTGGTTTAATACCCATACTTTCAAGAGTATCTTCAGTCCATATTACAAATTTCCACCCTCTATCAGCTGCGAAATTATGAGCGGCTTTCCATTTGTTTCTATTTTTAACGTATTCTAAAGATTCAATTATATATTTTTTAGTTTTTCGACCTTTATATTCTGGTACAGTTGTTTGCTTTTTTGGCTTTATCTCTACTAGCCACGTCTCTTTGTTGTTAAATGTAATTTTAAGATCAACGAAATATCGATGGTATTTTTTATCAACTTCATATAAATACGGAACGATAGTCTCTTCGGATGACCATTTGGTAATACTAGGATTATCATCGCACCATTTGAAGCAATATTTTTCCCATAAAGATCGATATACTACATTGGTGTAATCACCAATATATTTACTTGTATTTTTCACGCGGTATTTGCCAGAATATGCCATAGAGTTTATTATAAATAATGAATGATTGTTTTTATTTATAGGAAAAGAAATGCCTGAAACTCAATTTCCAAATTTGCAACAGAAATTGCAGAGTCAGTTATCTGGTACTAATGGTAGGTTAAAATTTCCGCTAGATAACCAAGATGACTATAAAGGTCGTATTATTTTTTCAGTATTTGATGAAGATGCAGCTAGGGTTCAATTTGGAAAGGCATTAGAAAAAACTGTAAAAACTGTTAAAAAAGGCGCTGTTCAAACAGTTGCAGATATAAAAGCTGCACAAAATGTTGATACTTTTACTGGTCAGCGTTCTTCAAATCCAGCTATTCTTAATACTCAATTAGTACAAGATACTATAAGTGCTGCTACTGATGCAGGAAATTCAGTCTTTAACCGAGTTAAAGCGTTTGCTGAAGGCGTTCCTGATGATGAAAATTTTACTTCAGTTACAGATGTTTTAAAAATAAATCAAGAAGCAGGTAGCGTAGAGTTATATCTGCCTCAACAAATCCAAGTACAAGATGTTGTTTCGTATGGTCCAATTGAATTGGGCGTTATTGGAGCTGGTATCGAAAATGCTTTAAATACTTCAGCAAATGCTGGTGTCGGTACAGTTCTTAGTTCTGCGCTAGGTGGTGCTAGTCAATTGACAGGACAGGCATTTGGAACTCTTGCCGGAACTGCACAATTATCTGAAGGTATGGCAGCTTTAGCAGCTCAAAGAATAGCTAAAAAAGTTCCACAAGCCGGAACAGAATCTATCTTAGCGCTTAGGCAAACAACTGGTATAACGACAAATCCAAATGTAAGAACACAATTTCAAAGCGTGCCAGTAAGAGAATTTGGATTTAGTTTTACATTGATTCCAAAAAGTCGAACTGAGGCAGCTGAAATTACTAAAATTATAAAATGGTTTAGGACTGAATTATATCCGGAAGCACTTATCGCCGCTGGTGTTCATTATGGTTATAAATTTCCAAATAGATTTCAAATCAAAATAAAATATGGTAATCAAAATGATAGTCAAGCTTCGAATATTAGATTTCTTCCAGTGTATTTGAAAAGTTTTAGTACAAACTATAATCCAAATGGTATGGGCATGCATTCAGATGGATCTTTCTCTGAAATACAATTTAATCTAGCCTTTGCAGAATCTAGAGCATTGAATAAGCAAGATGTTGTTGAGAGGGGCTTCTAATGAGTGATTTTTTTCGATCTTTTCCTTCGCTTCTTTACCAATTTGGTAATGGTGAGACAACTTCATTATTTCAAAATATCAGTGCCTTTAATTCTCTCGTAGATGAAATTAAAGATGATGTGACATTTCATACTACAGTCACAATTAATGATGGTGAAAGAGCTGACACTTTGTCACATAAGCTATATGGCACTGACGAATATTACTGGACATTTTATTTTCTGAACGATGATATTCGTGAAAGCGGTTGGCCAGTAGAACAATCTAAAATATTTAATTTAGCAAAAAAGATCTACCCTAATCGAACCCTTATTACTCGAGCCGATATATCTAGAACATTTCTTCCAGGCGATGAAGTAAGAGGTGTTATATCTGGCGCAAGAGGTATTGTAGTAAAGAGATATTTAGATCTTGGTCAGATCATTGTAAGAAAATTGAATACTTCAAACTATAGAACGAGTGAGCTTATTCAACCATTTAAGCCAGATGGTTCTACAAATATTGGTGATCGTATAACAATTGAAAGTGTTGTAGATCAATTTAATTCAATTCATCATTATGAAAATGCTAGCAAAGAGTTTACAGACATTGATCCGTTTACACAAGCTGGTGCAGATGCATCGGCTTTAGGATTAACACCAATCACATATCTTGATCGCATGATTGAGAAAAATGATGATCTTCGAGAGATTAAAGTATTTTTACCTGATATTGTGGGACAAATTCAAACTGAGTTTGTTAGATTGATGAGAGATGGCTAATGGCAGATACCAAAGAGCTACAATCTAGTAAAGATTATATTATTGAAGCAGCTATTATTTCGAGATCTGCTAAACGTATTGTAGATGTTAAAAATAATATAGACAATATAGAGATCTATGAATCACTAGACAAGCCATATTTAACAGGTCGTTTATTTCTCAGTGATGATTTTGGATTTTTTAGTTATATGAGATTTAGCGGTACTGAAAGGTTAGAGCTAACTCTACGGCATCCTAAGAATAGAACAGATGCTATTAGTAAAACTTTTATTTTGACAGCAGCAGCAGATTCTGAAAAAATTACTGAATTTTCAGAAGTGTTCGTATTTGATTTTATAGAAGAATTTGCATTTTTAAACCAGAATATGATTTTAAGTAAATCATACACTGGAAATCCAATTGAGATTGTACAAAAGATCTTAGCAGATACTTTAAATATAATAGCAGTAAACGTAAGTGATTTGCCATTTCAAAGAGAAATGAAAGTAGTAGTTCCTATGATGCATCCATTACAGGCTGCACAGTGGATTTTGAAAAGAGCTACTACTGAAGAAGGCTTACCATATTATATGTTTTCTACTTTAAACGATAAAGTTTTAATTATTAAAAGTATGAAAGATATGTTGCTTGATCCAACATGGAATAAGCTACCGTTTCGCTATTCAAGGTCATATGTTCAAGGTCCAGAAAACCCACATGACGAAAGATTGCTTTATAATGTAGATAGTTTTAGAAGTAACAATAATGAGAATACATTGAACTTCGTGAATGCTGGTACACTTACAAGTAACTATAAAATATTTGATGCAACTACCGGTAGACATGAAACATTTAAATTTGATCTGAAAGCACATTTAGATCGATTAGTTCGCGATCAAATTATTCCGCGTGATCAAGTGTCTACTTTCGATGAAACATTTCAATATGAAGCTCCGCAATCAGGTGCAAATCTTAATCAACATACTTCAAAAGCTATTTCGCGTATAATATACAATAATACGTATAATACAGATTATAAAAATTATTATGAAGCTTCTAATGCAGGTGAATTAGATCTTGATGCTGCTGCAATGGCATATAGACATATTATATTTAAAAACTCTGCAGAATTTACTTTAAATGGTGTATTCTTTCTAACAGGACTAAATTTTACTTTAGGCCGTAACATCAATTTAGTTTATCCTAAAAATGATGGTGATATCGCAGATAAACCTCAAATAGCTGAAAATGATTTAATAGATATTAAAAGATCTGGAACATATCTGATATACAATACGTCACATATATTTTCTGATGGGAATCACACTGTGACATGCCATGGTGCTAAAATTAGTAATGCGAAGGACTAATCAATGAATCCAATTAATTCATATTTCTATGGTGATACAACAAGATGGTTCATGGGTGTAGTTGAAGAAGTTGGCACTGATGATCCACAACTTGGTAGGGTTAAAGTTAGAATCTTTGGTGTTCACGGATTTAGATCAGATGTACCAAACGCGGATCTACCATATGCACAAGTATTAGTACCTTGTACAGAACCAGGCGTATCTGGCCTTGGTAGAAATCCATCACTTCAGGTAGGTGCAAGGGTATTTGGTATATTTTTAGACGGTAAGAATTCTCAGCTACCACTAGTGCTTGGCAGTATTCCGACTATCGAAGCACCAAGTAATGAACAGCTTACTTCGAAAGATCCAGATCCAAATTCTAGAGCACAAGCAGAAATACTTGGTGGTAATCCATATGGTGGAACATCTGGTTCAAGTGGCTCAGGCCCTGGAATTCAAAGTACTATTAAAGATGGCTTAGATGGATTTGTTATCTCTCCAGATGCTTCTTTATCAGATAAGACTAGGCTAGCGTGGGAATACTTTACTAGTCCGAAGAGAGGATATAGTCCAGAAGTTACTGCTGGTATTATAGGTAATTTAATCGCAGAAAGTAATTTAAATGCAAGTGCAGTAGGTGATGTGAATCTTGGTGGTTCATTTGGTATTGCACAATGGTATTCAGGTACGCCTAGATATAATAATTTAATTCAGTTTGCGGGTGAAAGAGGTAAATCTTCTACGGATTTTGTTGCACAACTTGCGTTTATACATCATGAGCTTTCAACTGATCCATATTATAAAGGTGCTGAACTAAGAAGACAAAAGACTGCAACATATGCGGCTATTCATTTCCAACGAAATTATGAAAGACCTTCGTTTGTAAACGCTGCAGGAGGATTAGTTAAATCTGCGGCAGGTGCAGCTAAAAGTCCTGTTGATGGAAAGCCTTCAAGATTAGCTGAAGCCGAACGAATTCAAAATGCCAAAAAAGTTTATAATAACTTTATTAGGATAGCATAATGCCGATAAGTTTAGATGGAATTAATAGTGAGCTTACCGCCTTATCTAATAGGCTAGCGCCTCTACAGAAAAATGCTGGAGATAAATTACTCGAATCAGCAAAGGATATGCGTGCCGCTCTTGATAGTACGATTAAAGAATTGGATCAAGAAAAAGGCGGCATGAAAAGCTTAACGCAAGAGATCGATAATGCTGTCGAGAATCTAGAAACTATATCAGCTCCTATAATCGGTAAAATGACCGAGAATATGAAAAACTTTGTAAGCGCTCCGGAGCTAGAGCCAGCCTTTGGAAAGGCCGGAGAAGTTAATAAAATTATTAGTACGATTGATGTTAAAAGTATTGTGTCAGCTGCAGAAGATGGACTTTCTACTGCAGCAGAAATGCTAGAGGATGTGTTTGGTTCTATTGATGCAAAAGGAACATCAGAATCTCTTAAACAGGTTTTAGGTAAATCTGAAGAAGAAACTAAAAAAGCATTGCAGAAACTTACGAGTGAAGATCGACAAGATGCTATCGATAAGATTACTGAAACAATTAAAAGTGGTCAACTTCAAGAAAAAATAAATCAAGATCTTGAAGGATTTAATAAAGCATTAGAAAAATCTCTCGGTGGTACCAGCAGTGGTAACCTTATGAAAGATATAATTGAAAATAAAACTGGTGAGTTGAAAAATGCTATATCTAGTCTATCAACTGTAATCGACGATAAAACTGCTATTGGTATAAAAGACCAGTTATTTGCTGGTGATATAACAAAAGCTCTTAATAGTGCTACGAGTAAATTAACTATAGATCAAGGATTAAAAGATAAATTTGATGAAACAGGTATAATACTAGATCAATCATCTCCAGATGGGTTAAAGCGTTCGATAAAACGGCTAGAAAATGTTCAAGGTGGGTTAAGTGATGCATTACAAACTTCTCTTAATGCATTGAAGACAAATTTGAGTAAAATTGAATCAACAATACAAAATACGTCAACTAATGTATCGAGTACAGTACAACAAACAGATCCAACCGTTGGTACGACAGCAAAAGCTCCTATTCGGCCGAGTGAATATCCTTCGGGTGAGTTTCCTATATTTAATTCTAGGATTGAATTAGTTAAATATTTTCTTAGTTGTGATCGTGACGTTACACAGATCATATGGCATTGGACAAATAACTATATCGATCAATATCATATAGGTGCAGAAGAATTAGCTAGCTTCTATCAAGCCGATGGATTTTCAGATATACCATATCACTTTATTATTAAGCGGGACGGCACTATTCAAGCAGGTCGTAAGATTAATACGGTTGGCGGTCATGCAAAGAATTTTAATGAATATACAATTGGTATAGCATTTGTAGCAGGATTTAATTGTCCTTCTACTACAGGCTTGCCAGAAGCAAATAAATATATCAGCGCTAAATCTATTACTCAAGCTCAATATGATTCTATGGATTTATTCCTTACAGCTGCATATAAAAGATGGCCAGGAATAGAATCATGGGGACATAGAGATCTTCCAAATAATAATAATACAATGGATCCAGGATTTGATGTTGCAGCATATACTATGAATAAATTTGGACAACAGAACTTCTCAGATCCACAGAGCGATGGCAGAAGTCTAAGTACTAGTCAATTGATTGCAGCAGTTATACAGGCGAGAATAGAATTATTAGAAAGAACAAGAGCATCTGATCTGCAAACTAGAATAGACGGATGGTAGGAGAAATAAGTGGTAAACGAATTTAGACCTGATCAGGCGAATCCGGACGACGGTAAGCAAGACCAGAGAGAAGGCCAAAGAGAAGAAGCTGGAGGAGGATCTGAAACTAGGCATTCGCCATTTGAAGGATTTTCGGATCCTTCTGGTCAGTTTCCCCGTGCAGAATATCATTTCCATTCATCGCTCAATGCGCAAGCCGTTGGACGGCATAAGCATAAACTGAGTCTTGGTGGTGGCGATGATGATCTAGATCTAACTGCATTGTTAGGCGATACTGAATATGAAGCTACTAGCCAATATTCTCGTGTGCAGGTCCAAGAGACACAAAGCGGTCATGTTATTGTTTTAGATGATACGCCTGGTGGTGAAACAGTATTATTCAAGCATCGTAGTGGTTCTGGTATAGAGATGAGACCAGATGGTACGATAATACTTCGAACAATGAATCATCTTATCACATCCGTTGGTGGTACAGGTGCTATCATTATCGAAGGTGACGTAAATCTCTCTGCACAGAACGTTCGATTAGATGCTTCAGGTGATATGAATATTAAAGTTGGTGGAGATCTTACGTATAACGTTGGTGGTGATATTAAAGTAAATGCTGACGGATCTTATAGAGAATCAATTAATGGTAATAAAGGTTCGATTGTAAAGGGAAATAACTCGTCATCTGTGCTTGGTACGACAACCGATACTATTTTAGGAAATGAGAATCATATTGTTAAAGGCAATTACAATAATTCTATAGAAGGCACAAATATCGTTGCTTCAAAAGGAATTATGCGAACATCATCTCAGGCTGAGATTAACGTATCTGCACCAAGTACAAACATAGCAGCAGCTGACATTGCTGTGTTTGGTTCTAGTGGTACAATTGGTGGTAAAGAGGTTGTTATGTACGCAGACAATATTCATGCTACAGACAGAGTCACATCTGAAGCTTCTATGCATGCTGTCACATTCCACGGCTCATTAAAAGGTAAAGCAGAATTTGCTGCAGCTGCAGACGTAGCTGGTGTTGCTCCTCCAGGTGCTGGTGCTGGTGGTGGTACTTTAGTTGATTCGTCTGGAACACTCAAAATTACTGAACAACCAACTTCAGATATTCTTAGCGAATATCTTACAAAATCTACACGTGGCATTAAAAAAGTCACAATTGATACTGGCGATCTTCTCAAACAAAAAATAGATCTTTCAACCGATACCGGAGGTAAGTCCAAGCGCATACCTACGATCGATGAAGCGCGTGCGCAGCTCATGGAAGAGAAAACAGTTAATGATGCAAAATATGTTGCTACATTGGCTAAGTGGGAAGTTATCGATGACGGATATGCAAAAGCTGTACCTCCTGGCATAGGTAGATCAAACAGTGGTGGTGGTTCGGTTAGTCATGCACCAAGGGATAAGCAAGTAGGTAATGCTATTGGTCAGAATAGAGACAAATATGTTTCTGGAGATAGAGCAGCTGCTCCTCTCTCAGTTCCGTCTAGATATCTTGCTGACGCTTTAATCGATAGCGGACCTTTGTCAATTAATTCGCAAACGTTAGTTGGTCCAAGTATTACGATAGGCACGTTCCTTGGTGGCAGAGGTAATAAATCTACGCTCAATCACGTAGCTACGTTTAAGGAAAGACAAGATATTGCTAGGTATCTTTCATTGCAGGCAGAGATCATTAAACTAGTTAGGAAGGATACTGGTAGATTCGAAGACTTCCGTATTAAAGTTCACACTGGAATCTATAAGCCAGGGCCAAACGAAGAACTAACAGAAGGTGGTATTCTCGATCTACATCGAACAGGCCGTGCAGTAACCTATAGGTTAGTCGACGAAAAGAACGAAGATTATCCAGAAGTTACGTATGATTTTGCTGAATATCTAGCTGAATATGTTTTTACATTTGATACAATTAGATTAAGTTACGATCAGTTTGATCCAAATTCAGATCGTATATTTTCTAGGGTAACATTTGTTTTACCAGAAATAGGTCCTAATTATAAAGCGTCAACCGCTTCAGGTAAATTAGAAACCTTTTACAATATAAAGAAATTAAGTGGCTCTGATCTCATAGAAGTTATGTACGTTTGACATAAATAGAATTGTATAATTAAAGGACTATCATGGCTAGAAGATTATCAATTGAAGACGCTAACCTAAATGCGGTAACGATTGTAGGTACTCGTCAGAAAATATTTAAAGATATCGATATAACATTCCTTGCAAAGGATACTGGCGAGATCTTTAAAAAGACTGAGGCAGCGGCTGTTAAACAAGCAGTAAAGAATTTAGTTTTAACTAACCACTTTGAAAAACCTTTCAATGCTAAATTTGGTGGGAATATTCAAGGTTTATTATTTGAACTAGCCGATGATGAAACTGGGGAACAAGTTAGAGAAACTATTATAGCAGCTATAAATGAACACGAACCAAGAGCTAGAGTAATTTCAGTGGATGTAAACAGTCAACCAGATTTTAATTCTATAGAGGCAACTATCACTTTTAGAGTTATTAATTCTGGTGAAATTGTGACATTCACTACAATCCTAAAGAGGCTGAGATAAAATGGCAACAACAATTAATACCTCAGACTTAGATTTTAATAATATTAAAACCAGTCTGAAGACATTTCTTAAGAGACAAACAGAGTTCTCTGATTACGATTTTGAAGCATCTGGCCTCTCAAATATTCTTGATGTGTTAGCATATAATACTCACATCAATGCTTTGGTGGCAAACTTTACTTTAAACGAATCGTTTCTTGGTACAGCTCAGCTTCGAAGTTCTTTAGTATCACTTGC